ACATCAAACAGGCCGCGCTCAATTGTCAGCAGCCCCTTGCGGGTCTTGAGTACATCGCCCCACTTGACTTTTGTGATGTCCAGCAGCCAATCGGGTTTGACCCTCGCCTGAATATCTGCATTCAAGCAATCCTCACGCCAATCCTTGCCTGAGCCTAAATTAAGAATCAAACCATGCCTTTGCGTAAGTTGGACGATTTTCTTTAAGCCACGGCAGTGCATCGTTGTGCAATTTGTTGGCATCAAAGCCAATTGTGTTGCTGCCGATGTGGTGGACATAGCTGGCCGACACAAAATGTGAGTAGCCTTTTTCAATCAAATCCCTACAATGCACATCATCTGAGTACCAATTCAGAGGGGGAAACTTTGCCGTCTCAAAAGCCTCACCCGAAATCCACGCAAAGATCGGGCTGACTTCCTCGGCCATCTTGATGTGGGCCTCGGACGGAAACTTGTAAAAGTGCATCTTCTCCGGTTTCTCAGTAATCCTCACATTCTGACAAGGCCGCGCCGCATCAGTCCTTGATGCAACCCAGCCGGCCTTGACGCTGTGCATGGTCTTAATAATCGCCACATCCTCCATCAGCACCTTCACGCTGGTCGGCGTCAGCACAATGTCATCGTTGGCCACGATGCATGATGACCAATCCTTCAGTGCGGCCTCAATCACCTCGTTGTAGTCATCGCCAAAGTTCCTTGGCTGGCCGTAGATCTTGAAGTCAGCCTCAAAATTCTCAAGCACCGACTCTGGCCCCCGCAGGTAGACCGGACACTCTGGCGCGTACTGCTTGATCGACTCCAGCAGCACCGCTAGGCCATGCCCCCTGACGGTTGCAATGACAATCGGGCAGATCATTTTTTCTTTACTGGCTTAGCTGTTTTAGCCGCTGCCTTAAAGTCACCAGCGCTGGGCGCACCTTTAGCACCAGGCTTGCGCATTTTCTCTTTAGAGCCAGCAGCGATTCTTTCGCGTTTTGCATGAATGTTTGCATATAGACCTTTCATTCCTCTTCTCCCTCTTCGTAGTTTTCAGATTCTTCACCCTCTTGCTCGCCCGTGTTCGGGCCGCCCACCACCCATGCATCGCATGTCCGGCTGGCTGCGCACTTGAAATCAAAGATCTCGCAATAGCCCAGATCGGCCAGCTTGATCGTGCCCCAAGGGTCGGCCTCCATGCCGATGCCCTCGGCAATGCAATTTTTAATCTCGTCAGAGACATTGAATGCCGCGCAGTTACCGCACAGGCTTTGCTTTGAGTCCTCAATGCTCACATCCCACTGGTCTGCTTTCTTGCGCCAGAAAGCCTCGTTTGGCAGCTTGGGATTCTCAGGGCCATACGCCGCTGTGGTGATCGCCTTGGCCCGATTCTTTAGATTGAGCGTGATGTCTTGCGTGGGCATAGGGCAGTTCTCGCCTGCGCTCATGTCCTCGCCCTCTTCCCTGTCCATGACCTGGCTCATGGTGCGACTTAGCGTTGCCATAAATTCTCCCGTTGGTTTTAAAGATACCCCAATTATGCAACCCTCGACAGGTTTCGGCGTATCGGCTGGCTCCACTTGCTGCTGGCCGCACTCCCGTACATCCCCGTGATCGCATCGCTTGCAAAAGTCAGCACAAAGGCATCGGCCTTGTCCGGTGACGGCAGACCCCTCTTTTTGATCTCGTCCTTGCCCTCAATGGCGATTTTGCCATTGCTGGTGAAGGTGTAGCGCACAGTCGCCAACTCACTGATCAGCACATCATCCTTGGCCAGCTTGCAGTCCCGCGCCTCCAGCCACGCCTTGGCCCTGTACCAAAGCTCTGCCTTCAGATTCCGGTATGTCCCGCCCATCGCAGGGCTTTCACTCACATTGATCCCCCGCGCCGGCAGGCCCAATTCCCGCAGCCGATCCACCACCCCAGCCCCCAAGCCGATGCTGTCCACCAGTATTTCCTTGGGCTGCTCACTCGGCGGCAGAACCTGGTACTCGGCCACCACCGCCCCCGTCAATTGCATCAAGTCCAGATTCTTCCATGTGCGGACGCTCTCCGTCACCACATTGCCCTGCCGCTTGCATAGGGCACTTCGGTCACTCCCGAACCGCGCCACATCCAGCCCCCAGACCATCGGTGCTGACTTGCTGGCCGCCACATCCCTGTGCAGCGCACTCTCCAGCAAGTCCATCGGGATCACAGTGTCATCATCACCCTTGGGAAACTCACCGATCACCCTGATCCGGTAGACATTGCTTTCCTCGCCGTAGCGCATGGCCATCTCTTGCACATACTCATCCGACACCCGTGGCGAGTCAGTACATGCCACTTGAAAGGTAGTCCACTCGCCAGCCAACCTAGTGTGCGTGTCGTAGAAAAACCCGCTGCTCCGCACCGGATTGCCCAGCAGCAGAGTCACGGCGTTGTGCCCTGACATACTTCCAGCCGCCGCCTCGAACACCTGCTCCGGCACGCCGCTGGCCTCATCGGCCACCAGCATCACATACTCAGAGTGAATGCCCTGCAATGCCTCTGGCTGCTCGGCCCGTGATGTCCTTGCCGAGATAAACATCTCAGTGGGCGCAGCGTTGAACTCGATCCTCTCCTGCTTGACAGTCAGCAGGGTCTGCAATGGCGCAGGCATCGCGTTGATCCAGCGCTTCAACTCCGCAAACATGGCGTCATAAAGCTGGCTGCTGGTCGGCGCAGTCACCACCACCTTGACAGGGCTGCGGGTCATGAAGTACCAGAGCATCGCCCATGAGCTTGCCGTACTCTTTCCCACCCCGTGGCCAGATCGCACGCTGATCTTTCGATCCCCCCGCGCTATTGCCCCCAAGAACTTCTCTTGCCACGGGTCAGGGTCTACACCCAGCACCTCCTTGACAAACAGCACGGGATCGTTGTGATACCTAGCAACCCACTCAGCAAAGACATTGTTTTTTATCATGTTGACTCTTTAGGTGCTGTCTCTCCAGCAGTCACGCATTTGCCGCCTGCGTTTGGCGTACTTACCGGCCCATGAGGAAATCCGTAAAAAGCCTGTGAGCCGGCTACAACTTCTTTTGTTTTGGACAAGCCGCGCTGCAATGCATTGTCGTGCGGCGGTGTGCATGTGTGAATCGTGGTCAGGTCAGCAGTGCGCGTGCCGAAGCGGGGGCAGAAGTTGCGCTCCTCTGGCAGTGCCAAGACCTCACGCTCATCAGCACGGACAAGGGCGGCAAAGCGTTCAAGGGTTTTATCCACCATCTCTGGATGAATAATTCCAGCCTCACGCGCCATCTCAATGATTGTTTTCATATCTTCCCCACCCCGTATCCAACCAAAAAGCCAATTACATAAAAAATCAATGCGGCTGCAAGTACGGGGTGCTTGATGCTGTATTTGCCAACAGGTTTAGCCCATCCATTCGCCATGTAGTGTTGATGAACAGCCATTTGCTTGCGCCGCGCATCCTCGTATTCTTTGTTTGTAAAGTTCATATCAGCAAGCTCCAAACCCAAAGCCCCGTAAAGAACAGCAGCAAAAAGACCACCATCAGCGCCACCAGTACAAAGCCAACTAAAACACTGCCAATCATTTGCCAAGTTTCCGGCACTGGCTCAATGTCATCAGGCACTGCCGGATACGGCTTGACCTTGCGAACCACTTCCGGCTCAAGCTCTGCTGCGGTAAAGTGACAGTCCAAAGTGCATTGAGGCTGGCGTAAGCATTCACGGTAGCCCGTGTCGCACATCCTGATCATGCCACCTCCTCCGTCTTGCCCAGGTACGCTTTCAAGCGCTTCACCCTGTTCTTGTTGTAAGTCACCAGCGCTGTCGCGTACTCCACCCCACTCTCGGCTTGAAGCAACTCATGCTCGGCATGCTGCAACTCATGCGCCACAGCCTGCGCCGGTGTCACGGTCTTTAACATCAACCGCAGTTCAGTCCACATATACTTAATCATATTGTCCACTCTCTCTCTTGACGGTTGGAGTTTGACTTAACTGTTTTACCCGTTAAACGGATCAAACCAAGTTTCTGCATTTCGTTCAAACGCCTTGCAATCTGATTGGCCTGTAGCTTTGAGTAAAAAGAAATGCCATCCTTACCCAACGGCCCAATAGTGGTAAGTGCTTCCAATATTTGAGCGTAATGCGAACTCACAAATGAATCTGTAACGGATGCCGCCGCCATGTGTGATGTCTCAGGATCGCCAACACGAGCCATCGGAATCTCTGGCTTGCTAAAAATTTTGCTAAATGCTTCCTTGTAATTAATCATCGTTTCTCCCTTTTAATAATTCGGTTTATTGTCATATCACTAACTTCAAATCTCTTGGCTATCTCTTTCTTAGTTACTCCTTCAGAGAATAACTTTAATACCCTAGATACAGATATATTAACCCTCGGTCTTCCGGCATTCTTTCTTTTGCCGCCATGCGTCATTTATATCTATCCTCTTTAATCGCAATCTCAATTACCTCCTTCATGTCATCACTGATTAACTCGAATATATCCGCGCCATTTACCCAGACCTCAACAAGAATAACCTGTTCAGGTATAGCCGGCTCAATCACCACGCCGGCCTCTTTAACTTCAGGCTCTGCCGGCTCCCACTCGTACCAGCACTCCAGCGGCTGGCGGCACAATCCCGTCACATGCTCATGCATCAACTTCATGCTGTCTCTCCTTGTAATGCCCTGCGGATTGCTTCATGCGAAACAATGACCTTATGGCTGGTTTTTAAAATACTCGCTATCCCCCTAAAACTTATCCCTGTCTCACGCATCTCCTTGGCGTACTTGAGTGCCGCCTGCTCCTCTGGCTTGGCCACCAGGGTGGCAGCCTGACCAGTGCCTTGCACGGCATACCCGAACTTGGCCGAACCACCCAGATGCCCACCGGCCTTGCGCTTGGCGGCCTGCCCCTGCTTTTGGCGCTCCTTCAACACCCTGCGCTCATGGCCGGCAAAGCTGCACAAGATCTCCAGCATCAACTGCGCGTAAATGTTGCTGCTGTCAGTGACATCCCCGTGGCCGTTGATGATCAGCTTGACACCAAGCTCCTTGCACATCTTGATCGACTGCAAGGCATCCAGCAAATCACGGCTGAACCGATCCAGCTTGGCCACAATCACCGTGTCGCCCTGCTGGAGCGTGACCCCGTTGGCCTCCAGCCTTGCAAAGAAAGGGTCAGCGCCACTCACGCCGCCATCCTCAATGAACTGGTCAATCACCAGGTTGTGGCTCATCGCGTTGCCGCTTATCTGCCGCTTCTGCTCCTGCATGCTGGTGTTGTCCACCTGCTCTGTAGTGCTCACCCTCACATATCCAAACACCGTCATAAGTTGCGCTCCTTGTTAATTTATTGACTGTGAGTGCAATTATGTAGCAGGTTGGCAGGTTGTCAAGCGGTTTTTAAAAAAATTTTTTTTTAGGGATTGAGGGTTTGTAGGTGTGGAGTACCGCAACAGTCGCCCCCGCCAAGGCGCGGGACGGGGGGGTCTCGGCGCGGCTGCGGCCAGCAGGGCAGCCGCCGCGCCCCAGATTTCGAGGGTTAACCCTCGTCAATCACGGCTTTGTCAATCCCGTTTACGGGCGTGACACTTCTGTGCCTTAGCGCATCGAGTGCCATGCTGCCCAGGTCGATGTTCACCAGAGGCGCGGCCTTGTCGCTGTACTCGTCATTGAGCTTGCCGGCCAGCCAGCGCCTGGTGTCCACGCGCAGCTTGGCCACCTGCGCCATTGCTGGTGTCGCAGCGTCTGCAATGTCAAGGGTCTGCTCTGCTAAACTTTGCCCACCTCGCGTGCGTGCGCGTGCGAGGGCAGCAGCCCGTGCCGCGCCCCCTCTATCAACCCAATCGTAGAAGCCGGTGTGACTAACACCCAGCGACCGTGCCACACCTAGAATCGTCTCGCCTTGGGAGAGCCTTTCTAGGATGGAGATCTCGCCACCTGCTGCGTGTATCTTTTTGTTGACATCGCTGGACTCTTTGCGTGCGAGTGCAGCCTGATCCTTGAGTGCCATCTGCCTTGCGGCAATGTTGTCAGCAACCTCTGCCAGTGTTCGGGCTGGCTCCTTACCCTTTGTCATCCAAGTACTCCTCAATCAATTTAAAACCCTCATCGGCTGATCTGGCGATAACGCACAGGTAGCCTTCCCCGTTTAATTGCCTTGCAATGCAACCCTGCTCCTTGCTGACAACCCCTACCTTCGTCTTCATCTCCACAAACAACCCGCCAAACCCCTTGGATCGCCTCAGGACGCACAGATCCGGCATTCCAGCCAGTACCCCCTCACCATGCAGCCTAACGCGCTCTGACGCCGTTCTGTCGCCCCCATTCGGTATGGCAGCGATCAGCACATCCGGATAGAACGCCCTGACCCGCTGCACCAGCCGCACCTGCTCCTTGTGCTCAATGCTCTGTCGTTTGCGTTTTAGGTCAATTCCCACCATGCAGGTGATTCTACGGACTCGGCAGGCTTTGCGGCGTCCCGATCCACAAACATGTGGCAGTGGTGCGGCACATCCAAAATGCAATGCAGGTCAGTCTTTGTACAAAAGTCCTGATTGAACAAAACCCTGACCCATCCGTTCTTTGCTTCGGCTCCGTGAAACATCCACTGCGCAGGCTTTTCGTTGAGCCTCCTGAATTTCTCAAAGTCCTCTGCCGTGAAATTCCAGCGCTGTATCCTCGACTCCGCATTTGCGCAGTTTTTGCACCAAACGCGGTCATCATCGACCCAATCATCTGCCTGTGGATAACTTTTCACTGTCAAGCTCCTTAGTCGAGGATACCAAGTCGAAGATACCCCCCATGGGAAAAATCCTCGGTATCCTCGACTTGTCAAGCTGGTCAAAAATCGGTGATTAAGCTGTGGATAACCTGTGGATAACTCCACAGGGTTATCCAACAGCGCCATCTTTGTCGGGGTGACGGTATCCTCGAGGTATCTCCGAGGTATCTCCGACTCCTCGACTTGTCCAAGAGCACTGATTTCACCCCTCATGGTGACCACCATGGGACAAAATGTTCCACGAATTGTTCTCCGCATCTGGCGCAAATCGGCGTAAAACTGACAGGCCAATGGCCCGTTTTACATCACCTTTTGATGAGCCTGGGACTGCCGCATAGATGTCTGCCCAATCCAATTTGTAGGCATCTGGGTGGCTTCGGCAGTCCTTTGGAGCGTTGGAGCCACGGCGAATGACCACCCCTTCGGGATGCTCATTGATGATGGTTTGGACGAAAGCTGCTGCCGTGTCGCACTTGTCCATGACGCGCTGTGACTTGTTTTCTTCGATGCGTTGTGCGGCCTCTTGCTTTCTGGAGGATTCGCTTGTCGGGTATGGAATGACAGTGATGCACTGGACATCCTGCATGTTGCCGTGTCTTGTAATGACCACTTCATTGTGGATGTGGGTCTGGAAGCTGATCTCACGATGGATCGGCTCGTAGCGGGTCTTGATAAGCCGCATGAAGCGGTTCTTTTCCTCATCCATGAACAAGATGGCGGTCAGGGTTGCGTCACCTGTGAAGGCTGATGCGCCACGGGCCATGGCGGCATCATCATTGGTCTGGGCCGTCTTGGCGGTGTGGGTTATTATTTTAATAGGGGTATTTAACTGAGTGTAAATAGTCTGCTTGATGGCGGCCATATAACTGCCGACCTCAGAGTTATCATTCTCATTATCTATCTCTAAGGTTGCATTAGAAGTATCTATTATTAGGAATGGCCTCTCGGTAGTTGTGTGGCGGATGACATTCTCTGCTAAGAGTAATATCTCCGGCACTTTAGACCGCTTTGATTCAATGACGATAAACCACTCGGCTATCTCTTTCGGGTCTAATTTCCAGTATTTACTGTATGCGTAAAGAGATTGCCGCACTTGATTGGCGTCCTCGGTGACATAAAGAATCTTTCTGCGGGATTCGGTTTTGAGTGGGGAGTCGGAGAGAGTAAATCCAGCGGCAATCAGACAGACGCTGACCATTGCCGTGGTCTTGCCCACACCAGGCTGGCCGGCGCTGACGGAGAAACTGTGGGCGAGAAAGCCGGCTAGCAGATATGCGACAGGGTAGAGCCTTGTCAGGTCGAGGGAGAGTTCTTTCCAGTACGGGGCTGGCTGGTCACTGGCGACTTGAGCCTGCTGCGCTTGGATAAAGTTGGAGAAATCCTCGACAGCCGACTTGCGGTCAGCGGCCTTGGATGATGGGCTGTAGCCGCCTTGCTTTGCATGGTGGAACAGCGTGCCGATGGATACGCCCTTGCCTTGGTGGAATGACTTCCAGTGCGTGTCGATGTCCTGCTCTGACTTGTACTTGCTGCCTTGGCTTGACCAGCCGGCCCAGAGTTCATGGCCTTGGCTGCCGAATGCCGTGTGCAGCGCTTGGCCGACTTCAATCCATGTCGTGTAATCGCTGTCAGGGTTGATGAATTGGAGGGCTTGGGCTGCCTTACTGATGTCATCTGGCGCGGATGACAGCACTGGCTGATATTCAGGCTTTGGCCGCGGCACTTCGGCTGGCTGGTTGGAGTTGTCCTGCTCAATGACGCCCCACATGGTCAGCAGGGATAAGAGGTTGTCATGGGTTTCGTTGGACAGCCTGCCGGCCAGCTTCTGGCCTGACAGTAGCACTGACTTGCCTGGGCTTGTTGGCAGGCCAAAGACTTCGATCTCTTGGCCGCCGCCCAGCTTGTACTTGGGCTTGATCTTGTCCAGATCCTCATCAGCCACGAACAGGAAGACATGCCGGCCCCGTCCGGAGACGCTTACCTCCGTCAGTTGATCCTGCTGCTTGACCCACTCGGCCATGCGCTTAATCGCTATGTTGGTGGCGCCTGTCGAGTGCTTCATGTCCACATCGAGGCAGACAAGGTATGCGCCTTGGCTCATGGCTGGGGTCTGCATCACGATGCCCAGATAGTCTCCGGCTGGCGCGGCATCCATAGTTAGCACCTCTGATGCCGAGTAAAGCTGATCAGATGGAGTGTCACGCGCTACACCTTGGCCGGACTTCTTGTAGGGGATCTTCTTGCCATCGGATGTGGTGGCAAAGGTGCAGAACACTGCTGATGGATGCTGCTCTATCAGCTTGACAGCAATGGCCTGAGAGTTTGTAAACTCAACGGCCATTTTGGGTAAAATACTCATGTTGTTGATCTCGCGGTTGACGACAAGTTGTTCTCCTTCTCTGGAGTGATCCAGTTACCCCTGATGGTTCACGCCGTCAGGGGTTTTTCTTTGCAGGGACAGCAATTCTAGTCTTTGAAGTGAATTCCCCATTGATCTGCCATTGCTTGCGCAATCCCTAAAAAAGTCTCGCTGCGCAGCTTCCACCTGTCAGCACTTGGCGGCAGCTTATTCTGGCCGCTGGCAGTCTGATTGCCCCTGCGCGTCTTTGCATCACCTGGCAGCATGTCAGTCGGGGTTAGCAGCGGCAAGTTCTTCAGCCACAGGCAAGTCTTTTTGCTGGCGTCATGGCCAAACCACCACGGCTGGATGATCTGGTCTGGCTTGCGGATGCGGCTGCTGATGACGCTGATCGGATTCTCAACAGCAATGCGGTCAATGGGGGCGTCCATCAGCCGCTGAACAAACGCCAGCGCGTCTTCAGTCAGTTGTGGGTCGCGTAGACCGCGTGTAGTCCAGTGCATACCGCTGACTGACAGGTAAGTGCATGGTGGATGCGCAATCATCAAGTCCCATCCGTCATTGATGATGTCAAAGACATCGCCCTGATGGTGCGGTCCTGGCGCATCGGTTGGCAACAGGTCACAAGACATGGCCTCATGCCCTCCCCCAATGAAGGCATCTCGGACGCGCCCAGAGTATTCGCAGGCCACAAGCACTTTCACTGCTGCTTCTCCTTAACCAGAGATGCAGCAGCATGCTTCTCGCCAATCAGGTCTTCGCTGATGGCAATGTCCAGCTTGGCAATGGCCGAGGGAGACTTCAGATCGAATGCCTGCGGGTATGCCTTCAGCGCCTCGTAGGCCAAGGCGTCACTCTTCCAGAACTTGGTCTTGCGCCCTGGGCGCAGTGCCCAGCCTTGGATGGGTGATCCGCTGGTGATCTGACGCTTGGCTGACTCCAGCACTGCCTCAGACCACATGGCTGCAAGCTGCGCGAGTTCGATCTCATCACTGGAAACTGGTGGCACTTGTACCGTCTCGTCTTTCTCGGCCTTCTTCACAATGTCGGCAAACTCAATGCGTGCGTTGTCCTGCACCTTCTGGCGCATGGATGGGCAGATGGGCTTGGCCTTGCAGTACTTGCAGGCGTTGGTGGACGGGTTGGTTGGCGCGTCATCGGTCAGCGCGAGGTTGGCAGCGGCCAGCAGGTCATGGCCATGCGAGATCAAGTCAGTGCCGGAGACTGTCCACTTGCTGTGACCGGCTCGAGGCTGGAAGATGTGCATGGTGCATGTGATAGATGCAGGCGCATTCAACATGCGCATAACTCCTAAAGCGTAGGTTAAGAGTTGCTTGTTGTCCTCAGCATCGACCAGCACCCTGCCCGATTTTAAATCTACGACATGTAGGTGGTCACCTTCAACCAGCACGGCGTCAGCAGTGCCACCTAGTGACTGATGAAGCGACTTGAGGCCGGCATCCACATTGACTTCGATCATGCGCTTGCGTGGGTTTTCTACAAGCCTGTTGATGAACTCAACATACTCCAGCGCCATGTTCAGGTGGTCATCTGGGTAATCGATGGCGTTGACAGCCTCACCACGGAGCAGCTTTTCGGATAGCTCATGGATAGCCGTGCCGATGGCAGCGGCCTCACCGGCTGGCTCGTAGGGCATCTTGCTTTCAAGCCTGTATGAGCCTGGGCAGGACATCACCCGATCCATGCGGGAGGCGGAGAGTCGAGCGTGTTTTCTGGTTTCATGTTGCATAGCTTTCTCCTTTAAATTAATGGTTGCTGCTTGAAGTCACTGGCGCTGATACCGTTTGCACCTTCAAATAAGGTGCGCTGCCGCTGGGCGTTTCTTACCCGATCAACACCTGCCGCAAAGTAATCGGCATCAAGCTCGCAGCACGTCACCTCAAAGCCTAGATTCAGGCAGGCAATAACGCTGCTCATGCTGCCGCCGTGGGTGTCCAAAATGCGCTTGCAGGGCTTCGCGTAGTTGGTTAAAAGCCATTCGTAGAGCTTTACGGGCTTTTGGGTGGGGTGAATGCGCTCAATCTCCCTTCCGAGCAATCCGTTATATTGCAATATGTGCCGCTTAACTGAATTCCTGTCAAAGCTAGTCCATGCCAGCTCACCATCCCCAAATGTCGGCATAGTGTTTTGTTTATCCCAAAAAATCCAATGGTTTTTTTGCGGCAATTGATCGGTGAAGAAGTTGCCGCCCCAAATAATCTGGTGCTTACTCACGCGCAATAATTCCGCAAAGTAATCATCATCAGGGCGCACAGAATCCCATTCACCCTTGTATTGTTTGCGCGCTATTGGCTTCCCAAAGCCCCCAAAGCCCCCAAAGCCCTTATCGCGCTTTATTCCATAAGGCGGATCAACAATCGCCAGATCAAAAGCCTTGTCCGGCAAGGTTGCCATGTATGCCATGCAGTCGCCAAGGTAAAGCGTGGCATCGCCAATTTGTATTTTCATTTGTTCCCCTTAAATGATCTGATTCACGATGTTCTGCTTCTTCAACACCTTGGCCAGCACATTGTGGTCGAGTGATGCCCTAATGGTCAGCAGGTAAATCACCGGCTTGATGCCTGACTTGTTGATGTTCTCCACACGGCTAGATGCCTGCTCCAGCGCAGAGGTTGACCAGGTGCATTCGACAAAGACGATCGTATCGGCGGCACTGAGGTCAACACCCTCGCTCATGGCGGCAATGTTGCCAATGATGCATTTGGTCTTGCCGGATTGGAATGCGGCAATGTTCTCAGTGCGCTTGGCACTTGGCGTGTCGCCCACCACCACCACCGGCTTGTGCAGCTTGAGTTCACTGGCCAAGGCTTGGACAACATCCTTGTGGTGCGCAAATACAACAACAGGCTCACCAGCTTGCAGCAGGTCATCAATGAAGTCGGCGGCATGCATCACCTTACGCATGCCTGCCTCACGCATGATCTCTGCAAGCCCCTCAAAGGCCATGATGGCGTTTGGATTGGCGAGTAGGGCATCGGCATCAAACTGCTGCTCACGCTTGTCTACGGGCAGATCAAAGGTCACAAGACTGACCTGTGGCTGCTTGTAGTCCATGAAGATGTCCTCCTTCTTCCTGCGAAGCATGTGGGGTTTGACTAAAGCCTTAAGTTCTGGGATGTTGCTGGCCCCAGACACATCCAAACCACCCCAAGGCGGATTCCATGCCTTGCAGTAGCGATAGACAAAATCAAACCAGCCACCCCTATAGATGCCCAAGCCGTGGAGAATTGGCCAAAGCTCTGCCGGTCGGTTTTTCATTGGCGTGCCTGAAAGTGCGTAGACCCTGTCAATCTTTTTCATCATCAGCATGGCGGCTTTAGTGCGGATAGCCTTTGGATTTCCAAGCCGGTGAAACTCATCAAACACCACGGTTTTAATTCCCGAAAAAGCCGTGACACTGGATAAAATGTCGTAGTTCACGATAGTGACACCAGAACAAATAATCTCTGCTGCTTGCTTTTTTCCATTGATAACCCGCACTGGTATGGACGGGTCAAGCCGGTTGAATGCCGCCTCCCAGACCGTTTTAACCACCGCTGGGCAAACAATGATGGCCGGCAGGTGTTGCAATGCTGCTGCGGCGGCAGGCAAACTTTTCCCTACCCTAGCCTGATCGCAAAGCAAACACCTTTTCTGAGCCAGCAGAAAGTCTCTGGCCTCTTCTTGGTGTGGATAAAGAATTGTCACAGCGCCACCAGTGGGCTGATGTCAGTCCATGTTCTTTTAGAATTAATCGCCTCAACAATCCCCGCTGAAATACCAAAATTTCTAGCAATTTCGCTTTGTTTTGAGCCAAAAATCAACATGCTTTTTATGGCTCCAGCGTCTTGAGCGTCAATCTTTACGGTTCTGGAATTTCTGACATTTGTCTTTGCGTCAACCCATCGAGTATTGCCTGGTTCATAATTTCCATTGTTGTTAATTCGGTCAATCTGGAGGTTGGATTTGTAGTCGCCTCCTACATCTTTCAAAAATGTCTCAAAGCTCATGTTCCACCTCTCACATACGACAATGCCGCGTCCGCCATAATTCTTAAATCGAGCATGAGATTGGATGTTGCATCTTCTACGCATTTCTTTCCAAACTTTGTAAATCGGCATTTTTGACAAGCCATGCGTAGTGGTGGCGGCGTGCATCTTTTCAATAGCAATACATCCACATGAGGTGCTGTGGCCAGACCGCAACTGAGTGCCACTTGGCTCAGTATTTCTACCGCAATCGCATTGGCATTGCCAGTAAGCTGATGTTTTCCTGTTCTTTGCCCGATGAAGGACAACAAGCCGGCCAAAGCGCTTTCCCGTTTCATCAATAAATTTGCCCACAGTCTTTTCTCCAAAAAAAAGACATCACCTGCACTCTCCCATTGCTGGGTTGGTCGAACGGATGGGTATCCGCCAGAGTGCATGTGATGTCCTACCCAAAAAAGCCGCGACCAAGCGACAAGCACATCATAACCTTGAGTCTTGCACTAAAAAGTTTTTAAAGCAACATTTATTTGTGCTAAAGTGCAATTGCTTGACCGCCTTGGTCAAGCTGAAAACCTGAAAACGATCAACCAAAAGGAAACGATCAAATGTCTACAAGAGTTACAACCGGCGAGGTACGCACCTCATATTTCTCAGGCTTGCAGTCTCGTAAAAATGAGATGAATGGCAAGGATGAGTTCTCCACTCAAATCCTGATCCCCAAGACCGACAAGGAAACGCTCAATGCTTTGAAGGCAGCAGCCAAGGAGGCACTTGCCACCAAGTTCGGTGACAAAGTGCCCAAGAATGTCCGCAACCCGTTGCGTGATGGCGACACTGAAACCAAGACAGATGGCAGCCCGTTGGGCAAAGAGTACGCAGGTCATTTCTTTTGCAATGTCAAGAGCACCAGCAAGCCAGGGGCGATTGATTCACATGGCAATGACCTGATCGGCTCTGACGATATTGTCAGTGGCGACTATGTGCGGGTGAGCCTGAATGCCTATGCTTATTCGCAGGCCGGCAACAATGGCGTGTCGTTTGGCCTGAACAATATCTTGCTGGTCAAGAAGGGCCAGCCACTTGGTGGAGCCAAGCCAAGGGCCGCTGATGACTTCGGCATCGGCAAGTCGGCTGCACCTGCCACCACCGAGGCCGAGTCCTCAGATTGGTGATTTCTGCTCAATCAGCCTGAGCAGCGCCTGCTCTAGTTGATTGACTGAATCCCACAAGGGCTTGACAGACCCAGACATCCAGCGGCTCACTTGCGGCTGCTGGATGCCAGCCTCACGGCATACGGCATTCATCCTGATCCCGTTGGCCTTAGCCCTGTCTCTGATGTCTTGTACTGATTCCATAGGTGTATTTTAACTGCAACAGTCTCATTTATTGACTACTATGCAATATTCTTTATTTGATGTAAACTTCGTAACACATTAACTCAAGGGGAAGAACATGAACAAATTAAGCAATCGCGCTGATGCGGCACTGGACTATCTGCTGTGCTTGGTGATCGGCTGCGGCTTGGCTGCGGCATTGGTGGCGTGGTGGTCAGCATGAATAAGACACCACCACCAGCGCGAAATAAAATGGTTGGGGTCTATGTGCCCCTTGAACTGAAACCCTTCACCGGCAGACCTGGTGCTATGGATGCGTTCAAGCTGCCGTCACTGATCGCCAACTTGCCCGTGTACAGGAAGGATGCGGA